CTCTCAATGTTCAACATTGAAAACATCGTTCAGAAAGAGCTTGTGAAGCAAATGAAGCTGGTTCTTGATAATGCTGCTGCGGCGGCTTTCAAGACTTCTCTCATCAAGGCTGTTCCGACTGGTGTTGCTTCTATCAATATCACCACTAACGGAACTGCTGGTGCAACCGCAACCTCGAATCTGCGCTACTATCATGTAGAACAAATTCGTGACTATATGTACTCGACTCTTCTCGTTCCTCCATACGAGAATGACGAATATATTGGGTTGATCTCAACTAAGGCAAAGCGCGGACTTATGTCTGATCCAGCCTGGGAAGATTGGCATAAATATACCGATCCTTCTGCCAAGTATAATGGCGAAGTCGGTAAAATCGAAAACGTGCGTTTCATTGAAATTAACAATGCTGGCGCACTCAACAACGCTATTGGTTCTAGCGGCGTACTTGGTGAAGGCGTGATTTTTGGATCTGATGCTGTGGCTATGGCTGTAGCTCTTGATCCTGAACTTCGCGCTGGTATTCCTCAAGACTTCGGTCGTTCTCAAGCTGTTGCATGGTATGCAATCGCTGATTTCGGTCTGGTTTGGGATACCGCCAATGCCGGGGAAGCAAAAGTAGTTCACATCACAAGTCTGTAAGGAGAAACGATAATGTACGCAATTAATAGATCACCGTCCATCATTCCTTCTAACCTTCAGGCACTGACTTCTGCTGCCGTGATTCAATCATTTACCGTTCAGGCACAATGCCAGGTAGATCAGCTTTTTTTCGCGATCTCTACCAGTGTTGTTTCTAGCGGAAACGTGGTTGTTACATTCAAGCGCCGTCCGACCCTTGGATCTACTTCTGGAGAAGTAACCATTGGAACTCTGACGATGCCTAGCGGAGCAGCAGCAGGAAAGGTTTACTACAAAGCAGTAGCCCCAGTCGTTTGTTTGGCTGGAGAGCAAATTGTTGTAGAAGTGACTACCGCAGCAGCCGGAGGCAGTGCAGCCGGAAATGGTCAGGGCTTCTTTGATGCTGAACAAGATCCTGAAACTAACGCCAACAATCCAGATATGGTTCTGTCTGCGTAATTGAATTTCTATGAGGGATCAATCATACTGTGGTTGGTCCCTCATTTAACAACCCATAGGAGATTAAAATGGCTGCAATTTCAGGCTTTAGTTATCAACTGATCAGTGAACGGAAACTTGATTCTTCACCTGGTCAAAATGAACTTCAATTTAAAATTACTTACGGAAATGGAACCGATACTTATCCATCTGGAGGAATTCCGCTAGCGCTCGGAAGCCTTGGATTTCGCAATTATTGCGACTCTTTGGTGTTTGCAGGTCAAGATGCTCCAGACGGATATATATATAAATTTGATCGCAATGATCTTAAAATGAGAATTTTCCAAGATCCTTCTGGAAGTTCTGCTGGTCAAATGGTTGAATTGACTACAGGGGCTACTCCATCCGGAGAGCTTTTTGTAATTGTAAGAGGCGATTAAAATGAACGAAAACGAACACACACAAACCGGATTCGACTACAGAGTGCATATTTCTGATCCCAAAACTGGAAGACTGGTGAAATATCAGCCTTATCAAATGGTGATTAAAGATGGCGTTACTAAATTGGAGCGTCCAATTGGATCAGGAAACTGGTTTTATCCCAATGGAGAGCCAGTAAACAAAACAGAGAAAAAGGGCGAAAAAGATGAGAGCAAAGCCAATTCAACACCTTAATACGGGGTATGCTGGAACTGGTTACAATCCCGTAATCAATTCTCAGCAAGGAAGTCAGATCCAGCTTTATTCGATGCGTTTGATTAACGAATCTGGATCTGCTTCTGATCTGGCTGTGCTTCAAACATTGGCAAGTGATGCCATTGATGTTTTTACATACAATGGGACAACGGCCACCGATGTTACAAACACACTGAATGCTGGATCAAACATTTCATTTTTTACTGCAACAGCAGGAAGTGGAGTGGTGATTCAAGCACCAAAAAAAATACAAGCATTCATTGTCAATGTGAGCGTCAATCAGTCTGGAGCGAATACCTTTGCGATCTCATACTCAAACGGAAGTGGTTTTTCGAGTGTATTGCAAACGGTAAATATTCCAGCAACATTTAACGGTGCTCCATCGGGGCAGTTTGTTGTGGCATTTTCTCCAGGCAATGACTTTGCCACAGGATGTGGCCTTACTGGAACTGATAGCAGTATGTATCAGATTAGATTTACCGCAGTGAGTGCTGGTACAACCTGTTCCATTAATGCTCTAAGGGCTGCAATCAGTGTTCAATACAGCCCATCTGTTTCAAGCAATTCTGCACTAGAAGTCGTATTTTCTGAGCAGTATCCTTATATGCTTGAAGGTGGAGAAAGCATTGTTCCATTCTTCGAAATTTCGAGTAACCTTAACAAGGTAATTGCGTTTTATCAGTATCAGAACTGAGGATTAAATGGCGAACTACGAGAATACGCAGGATTTGAAAAAGGGCGTACTCTTTCGGTGCGGCGAACTCGATGATGGCACTTCAGAGTATGACTCAAAGGTGCTGGAGTATTTAAACCGAGCGCAACAGGCAATGGTATCGGGGGCGGCTGAACTGGATCTTGATATTGGGGAGCCGTTCCCGTGGGCATTGAATCAGTACAATAAGATCCTGATTCTTGAGCCAGCAATAACGAATTTGTCCGTAACCTTTACTAACGGGTCTGCCACAGCAACATTATCCGCAACTCCTGTTAGTAATCTTCTGAATTATTGGGTACAGCCAGTGAATAGCTCCGAGACTTATCGGGTTTCGGCACACACTGGAACATCTACAACCATTACGCTTGACAGTGTTTATATTGATACTTCGGCCTCTGGACTTCCGTGTACGATTTTTAAAACAGATTACGAACTCGACACAAATGTCCTTCGTTTAGCCAATCCATTCATTACAAACTACGATGAGGTAATTCTTTATAACTCTGATCCCGGTCAAATTGTTGGCGTAGACCTTTCAGAGTTTATGAGACAATACCCATTGTTTCTGTACCGAGCATCAACTCCGACCGCATTTACACAAGTTTATAAAGATAATGCCATGAAGCCAACCGTTCGGTTTAATTCATGTCCGGTAGATCGGGTCAGGGTGCAATATAACTATGTGCCCGTTCCTCCCATTTTGACGAATGGTGTGGTTGAAATCCAGACGATTACTCGCAGCTTGGCTCCTACTGCTGGAAGCTATGTTTTAATTTTTAATGGTGTGCCATCTACTTCGATTGCATGGAACGCAACTGCCGCACAAATTAAAGCGGCAATAAACACCATTCCTAGTCTTGCCCTTGCAACCGTAGCCGGAACCTTGGCGACAAGTTTGGTTATCACCTTCACTGGGTTTTACGGAGATGCGCCATTATTGACAGTGGGGTCTAATACACTTGTCAATGGTGTCACTGCGGTAACATTGACGGTGGCCGAAACCGTTAAGGGCGAACAGAGCATACCAATTATTCCAAGAGACCATCGAGTGACACTTGAGTATTATGCCGCTTATTATCTTTGCACCGATAAGAACGACTCTCGCGCAACGGAATACAGGGAGCTTACTCGCGCAGGAATGCGAGCCTTGGTAAAGGCATGGAAGCAAGAAAAGATTACTACAAACCCTGATTTCGGAAGAATGATCCCAAGGCCAGACAGGACTTATGATTATCGAAGAAATTGGAACTGGTGGTGGTACTAAATGCCATACACAGGGCAGATAGCAGAAGTTAAATTTGGGGATTATGGGCTGATGTATGATCTTGCCCAGCAGAACATCCCTCAGAACGCCTTTATCAGATGCGATAACGTGCAATTTTTAAATGGAATTGCTGAAAAGGCTGATCAAATTAACCCTTGGGTTTTGGGCAATTCATATACTTCCCCTACGTTTACTGGGGAAAAACCGCTTGTGGTTCACAGATATTATCCCCTGCCTGGGGTTGAGAGACATCTTGTCGTTACCGATATTGGCAATGTTTATAAATATAACGATCCATTCAATAGAGTTTTAGTTACTCCGATTCTGAATGCCCCAGCGACACTTTCCATTAATAATCTTCCAGTAATTGTGGAGGGTGGAAATGAAGATCAGAATCAGCCAAAAAAGTTGTTTATCTTTACAGGTAATAGCCCAATTCAGGTAGTTGAAGGTGATGAAGTAGAGCGAAGAAATCTCACAGTGCCAGCACTGGATTGGTCTTCTAGTTATCCCACAAATGGTTTTATCTTCAGAAATAGACTCTGCGCTTATGGGAATCTTAATGACCCTCATCGGCTTTATATTTCCACCGGATCAAGCCAAGAGGATTTTACTTCGTTAGGTAACTCTACAATATCAGTATTTTCTGGTGAACAAGACGGGCTATATGCCGCCTTTATTTTTAAAGGGCGAGTATTCTTGTGGAAGAAGCCATACGGTGTTTATTATCTGGTATCGGATGATATAGATCCTCAGAATTGGTATCCTCAACGTGTTTCTAACAACGTGGGGATCGCATCATCTCGATCATATTTTGAGGCTGGAGATGATTTATTTTTCATGTCCTCAGATGGCACTATTGCCAGCTTTACCGCAGCATTCCGATTAGGGGATATTTTTCAAGCCGATCTTTTATCAAACTTAAAGGCCGCAACGTCCTTCAGAGGATTGATACGGAGGCAGTTTTTGAACAACGCCTTTGCTAGATATTTGCCCCAAAAGAAGATCGGAATTTTTGCATTCCCGAGCTTCAAGTCATCCGATGGGAAGGCAGATTGCTTTGTTTATATTGATTTTAACCAGCAAACACCAAGGGTTTCTTGGCATCGTTATAATGACAATAGATTTACTTGTTGCAGTTTATATCGTGATGCCTATGGTGATGATCAGCTTTTATTTGGAAAATTGAACTATTCAAATGGGTCGTATGTTGATTCTGAGATGGGTGCATATTACCCGTATTATTCTGATTCAGTGCCGTTCAGATTGCAGACTCCACATTTAGACTTTGGAACACCAAACAATAAATTGTTTGATTATTTTCAAGTTGATTTTGAACCTACAGCTACCTGGCCAATCGCCGTAGATGTTTATATTGATTCAAAATATACTCAAACTTTTACGTTTCAGCCCTATTACAATGGTGTTTTAGGAGGTGCTATTTTTGGCCCAGCCACTCCTGAATACAGCAATCCAATATTTAAGCTAGATTCAAGCTACCTGAATGGAAGAGGAACTAGGAACAGTTCAAACAGAATTGCAGGACGAGGCCAAACTATTTCTTTTGTAATTAGAGATGGAGATGTTTTGACGCAAGTTGGCACTTCACCCAATCAAACATTTACTGGCCCCAATCCTGATGATGATTCTGGATCGGCCTATCCATGTAAACTTGCTGGAATTAAAGTGTATTATAGGGTTGCAGGGCAAGACGCAAAAAAGCAAACTGATTAAAAGGAAGCAACAATGGCAGGATTATTTTCAAGACTAAAGATTTGGAACCCAGGGGAAGACCTAACTGCTGCTGATCTCAACGGCGAATTTAATCAGTTTTTATCAAACATCGACGCAGAACACTCGGAAGGCTATTCAGCCAATCTTTCCGAGATGCAGACTGAGGTTAACCCAGGTGGACTTGGATCTGAAAATCTCCTTCAGCCCATCTCTGTGGCCGACGAGATTAAACGACTTCGTTATGTGATTTCTCGTATCACCGGAAAAGGATATTGGTACGAAACTCCAGCCCAAGATTTGCAATCAATCAATACCGCTATTGATTCAATTTTTAATTTAACGCCATCCCGTATCAACTCTGGATTAAGTACATCATTGTCTAAGTTTCCAGTGTTCCTACAAGCCGCCGGAGCTTCTGGAGTTAAAATCAATGCCAGCATCTCAAATCCATTTAACTGTGCCATTGATAGTGCTGTTTTAAATCTTACCGCCGATTTAACCAGTGGACTGTTGTCTTTTGCACCATTGTCGAATACTGCAACACTAGCAAGTTCTTTTAGTGGAGACCAGGCATCTCAAGAGGCAACGGAATTTACTATCTCTTCTGCTGGAGCCTCTATTATTGGCAATATCGGCAGACAGGCTATTTTTAAAATCAACAACGGATCTGATGATGAGTTTTTCTTAGGAACGATTGAAAGCACCACTTCGATCATTGGCATCAGACGAGGATACTTTAGAAATACATCAAATGCTGCCGTTCCTCCTGTTACCCTTACAACTGGTCACACGATCACAATGCTCAGGACAACCTGGGTGTTTTTAAGAAACGATTCAACCATTCAGGTCAGCTACAATCCACCGCAAACAAATGGCCCTGCTCCGGTTTCTGCATCGGCTGGAGATTATTGGTTTGACCGAGCCAATAATACTTGGAAGGTTTATACGACCACATGGGTAGTGGCTAACGCCATTTACATTGGAATGTGCGCTCAAGATACTTCTGTCACGGTGTGCGCCAGATCAGAAAAGTTCTTTAAGAACTATAATGAAACAAATGAAATTTACATTGATTCAGTTACAAACACTGTCATTTCTTCACGAAAAGATATCCCAACGGAAGTATCTGTTAATGGATTGATCGTTGAGAATAAATTTCAAAACTGGTCATGGGATATGACTTCCGATATGTACCCAGGCGAAATTGAGGGTGCAAGTCTTAGATATTACTTTTACCTAGACCAAAACGGTAAAAAATATATCACCAGAGTATCACCTGTATTTGAGCTTGATCTAAGGGCTTATTATCACCCTTATGAAAGGCTTCGTTGCATCGCTTCTGTTTATAATAACCTTTCATCAAATCTGGTGGCTCCAATTCAGCAATATCTGGAGAAAACCACAGAAGATCCAAGTCCTATTCCATCTGGATCTGTATTGGCATTTGGTGGCACAACAGCGCCTTCTGGATTCTTACTTTGTAATGGTGATAGTTATTTGACTGCATCTTTTAGGGATCTATTTGCAGCGATTGGATATGCTCATGGTGGATCGGCGGCAAACTTCAATGTCCCAGATTATCGCGGTCGATTCCTTCGGGGTGTAGATGGTGGGACTGGACGAGATCCAGATGCGGCATCTCGTACTGTAATGAATACTGGCGGTAATACAGGAAACGCTGTTGGATCGCTTCAAACTGATGGATTCAAGAGCCATCAACACGATTATACTTATCGAAATAACAACCATACATTCGAGGATGAGCCAGGCCCAAGTGCATGGGAAGGTACATCTACTCAGAGCACTGGAGCAACCGGAGGAAACGAAACTCGTCCGGTCAACGCTTACGTCAATTACATTATCAAAACATAAGGGGAAGATATGCAGGAGCTTATCGACAATACGGTAAATAAAGAAATCCACGAACTGAAGGCAAATGAGTTTTTGCGGTTCGATGATTATATTTCCCACAGAATGAAGTTTGACCGATATACAAGCGCAGGAGTTAGCATCCCATCAAACATTATTGATCCGATTGATCAATGCGTGTTTCCAGTTGGATGCAAAATGTGGAGATCGGCCCAGCCTAATCTTGATATGAGCGTGTTTACACTAAAGGAGTTTGATCTCTCTGAAGTAAACATTCGCTCGCAAAAATACCCAGAATCTCAAGAGCATCTTCTTGGTCGCAATACTAAAATTGATTATTTCGTTGAGCTATATAAATCTGGCACTGAATTTCCGCCATTGATCGGATATCAAAATGGAAACGATATTTATTTGGTAGATGGCAATAGACGATTCTTGGCAGCCAAAAAAGCAAATATTCAAAAACTAAAAGTATTTGTAGAAGAGCTAGATGAAAACGCTTTAACAAAGAATCGAGCGGATTACGTTCAAGAAGCGATTGATTCAGGCCATCAGGTTGATCAAGAAATCATTTCTGAAATTGAGAAGTGCCAAGCTGGAAAAGAACTAAGAACCACGTTTCGATATAGTGAAAAACGAAGAAACGAATATCCAGCGATCGGTGATCAGCTTGATCAAATCCATAAGTTTTTAAGAGGCCAACCAAACAAGATTCAAGAACTGTGGGATAAAATTGATGCAATCAAGCAAAACTATCCTAAGCCATGAGTTTGTTGCGCCAGATATAATTTTATTCAAGCAAGTATTGGATCATTCCGATATTGAATTAATTTTAAACGCTCAATCGGAAAAAATATTTGAGATGGATCTCTCTCATAATTCATATTATGAAAGTTTAGAATCTCGACCTGAAATCAGCTTTGTCTCAATTGAATCTCAAATCTCACACATCTTAAATCGTATATCGCAAGACATTGTAAATACTTTAGTTGATATATATGGAAACGTAGGTGTTCGTGGTGGATCTCCATTTAGATACAATGAGTACAAGCCTGGCAGGGGATACAAGTATCATGTTGATCGGTCAAACAATGCACCACATCTTCGTGACCGTGAGATTTCGTTGATATTTGGTCTTAACGATGAATATACGGGTGGTATTCTTAGATTTCCAAGACAGAAGGCAGAAATCAAATTACGGGCTGGAGAAGCTGTTGTTTTTCCGTCAAACTATACGCACCCACATGAGGTAACGCCTGTGGTCGATGGCGTAAGAAAGACGATAGTGACATGGCTGAACTAAAGGTAACATCTTCATTTTTCCCGACTTCAATGCTGTATGAGGTGGCCTGTAAGTATTGGGATGAAAACGATTGGCCAAGAATTCCCATTGAAAGCCTTCCCCCTCAAGTTATTGGATCTTTTTTTGACGGAGAAGCAGACGTTTTGGCGTTTGCATTCCTTTATCATTCAAATAGTAATTTGGCCTGGTTTGAATGGCTAACCTGCACCAAAGAGGTGCGAAAAGATAAGCGTTCTCAAATACTTAACAGTACAATCAAGTTTGCGGAAGATTACGCAAAGGCAAATAAGCTAGTATTGTTCACATCTGTAAAGAATGTTAATTTAATAAGTAGACTAGAGTCTCGAAAATGGCAAAAGACGGATTCTGGGATGAATAATTTTATTTTTGGAGGTTAGTTGTGGCAGTAGCAACAAGCACAGCATTATTGATAGCAGCCGGAGCATCAGCAGCAGGAAGTGTGGCTGGTGGAGCAATACAATCCGGAGCGCAAGGCAGGATTGCTCAAGCGCAGGGCGCAGCCGCAGATCGGATGCGGCAAGAATCTTTACAATTTGCTGCCCCAACTTCTCAGGAGCTTGAAAACATTCAAAAGCAAACGGCGCTGTATGACAGAATGTATGCCCAACAAACCGCGCTTATTGATCAAGCACAGAAGCAGATTATGGAGGCTTACGGGCCATCAATAATGGAGCAGGGCCGACAGTTCTTTAATCAGCTTAAGGGTGAGGCTTCTGGAGTTGTTCGGTCATTTGATAATCAAAGATCAAGAGCAAGAGAGCAGCTACGCGCACAGCTAATTGAACGAATGGGGCCAGACGCTTTGACCTCATCGGCTGGAGTAAATGCTTTAAATAATTTTGATATTCAGACCGCCGATGCCAGGTCTTCAATCGAAGAACAGTCTTTAAATAATGCAGTTACTCGATTGGGAAATTTACAACAAAGTCAGGGCGCTGCCGGATCTACTATTTATAATGCTTACAACAGTATGTCTGGATTATTGAACAATATTCAAACGACAATGGGGAACATTCAAACTAGACAAGTAAATGCTTCAAACATGACCGCTGCTCCGGTTATTGGAACCGCTGGATCTGAAAATGTTGGTACAGCATATATGGGTCAAGCTATTCAAGGTGGATTTCAACAGGCTGGTCAGCTTGCAGGATACGGCATGATGGCTAACGCACTTGAAAGAAGTCCTGCGTCTGCACCATCCAGTCAAGCCCAACAGACTCAACTTGCTGGTGGATTTAATCTTAGACCGTCTTCTGGTATTAATATGGGGCCATCCAGCTATCAAAATCCTTGGGAAGCACCACAGTATTCTACAGCAGAACCTACTTTTGGAGATTTCACTTTTAATGGGGGTTCACAGTGAAAACTGGCCCACTTTTAATGAAAGACTTAATGGAAGCAAAAAGCCCAGGATCATTTGATACCAGTGGTTTTAGAGAACAGCTAGGAGAGGATGTTCCTATGATTCCACTTACAAAGGTTGGAAAGTTTAGACTCCAACAATATCTCAGAAGAAAGTTCGGTATTGGATGGAGAAATGTAAATGATGCGAAAAGCATTATCAGCAGTTTTGATACTGCAATGAAAAGAGGCACATAATGGCTTATGTAGCAGAAACGGTTGGCGTACAGCCAGTTGATTTTAAAAATGGAGCTGGCGAGGTTTTTAAGGGTGCAGAAACGGCTGCGGCTTTGTACGGCGCTCAACAAAAGGCTGAGTCTGTTAAAATGCAGCTTGATAATCTTCGTTTAAAACAAGACGAGATGAAGGCCGGAGTCTTTCTGGATTACATGGACAAGATTAAAAACAGTCCTAATCCTGCCGTTAAAAAAGTTTTGATGAAACAATACGGTGCGCAACATGAAAAAATGTATGGCGGCCCAATGGATGAAAATACCTTAAAGGCAATTACGGATTCTCCCGATTTTGGACAAACCTTGGATGGGCTTATTCAGAATATGGGGATTGAAGGGGCAGGAAAAGAATATGCAAACATGATCAATAAGTTGGCAAACTCTCTTGGTCTCCCTTATGTAGATGCACAGAAAACAATGAAGCAAGCCTTTGATTATTACATTGAAGAAAAGAAGGCACAAGAGGCAGGGCGTGGCGCCGCTGCTCGCGCACAGGTCTCTAATGCTGGTCTAGATTTGCGTGAAGCAAAAGCCTCTCAATCGGCCCTCAAAGAAGCGGAAGAAGATCCTCAAGTAAGAGAATTTGAAACGCAGTTGACTGGTGCTGATAAGGGTCTTTCTTTGATGCAAAAAGGTTTAAAAAATTATCGAGATACTGGTGGAACTAAAACAATTACTTGGGGTCAAATGGCAGAAGCAATGACCGATATGGCTTCTCTTCAAGCCGTTAAGGCCAGTGCCGTTACTCCAATCGGTCGAGAAAAAAATATTGCAGTTGATTTACCTCAAATCAGTAAGTTTATTTCTGAAATCAAAACTAATGCTACTGCCACACCAGATAAAGGCGTACCGCTTGATGTTTTAAAAACATTTGCCGAACAATTTAAAGGCGTTAAAACACTTCTTGGATTCGCTCATGATCGCGAATTAGACAAAGGATACAGCAGGGGCGTTGATTCTGGATTGCTTACCCAGGATATTGTAGATAAGCGCAAAAAATCAATCAGCCAAAGATTACAGGCTCAACTTGGTCAAACCGAACAAGCTCTTGGGACTGCCCCTAAGCAGATGTCAGTCAGAGATCAGATCGCCATTGGAGTCCCATACGAAGACATAAAATCAAGGCTTCCTAAAGATCAACAGGCAAGATTTACTAAAGAATTGTATGATTCTGTAAGGAGTAAAAAGTAATGGGATTCAGAACTGCATCTGGCACTAAACCAACAATGTTGGCCGGAAAAGTACCTGGCACTGATCAGGCGGCTGCTGCCGAAAAAGAAGTTTCTCAAAGTATCCCCAAAGAGAAAGTTCAAAACAATGCGCCAGATCAACAAAGTGCTGATGTTCTTGATTTTCAAATGGGTGCAGATCAATCAGGCGAAATGGATCAAGGAAATACTTCCCCCTTACCTAGTCCAACACCAAGTCCAACTCCGGCTCCAGTTCAAGAACCAACTGTCGATACTGGTGCTGATATTTTGGACATGATGGTTCCGGCGGCAAATAAGCCAGATCCAATAGTTGATCCCAATGTAAAAAATTATCTGTTTGATATTCAGAACAGTGATGTTCCATTTGAAGGCTCCGTTGCTGGTATTAAGTTCAAAAGGGATAAAGACGGACAATATTATTATTATGAAAAACAAGGCATTCCAAGTGGGATGGCTTCTTTGGCGAAGACTGGCGTTATGCCAGAAGAGGCTGAAGTTCAGGCTAAAAAGGGTGGATGGGTCAAAGTATCTGATATGGCTCCATCCACTAGAAAGTATCTTCATACTGCCACATCAGTAATGTTAGATGAGCCAGCAATTTTGACTAGCCTTGGAGTTGGTCTTGCTGCTGGTTCGGTAACGGCTGGAATGGGATTCTTCCCTGCGTTGTTCACAGAGATGGCTGCTGGTGCGGCTGGTGGATACGGTGGTGCTGGTATTGCAGAACAACGATACCAAGAGATGCTCAAAGATCCTGAACAAT